ATATTATCCTCACAAAAATCCAGCTATCACGTCAGCATCTTCCATGATTGTGCCAAGGGCTTTACGCTGCCCTGCTTTCTTGGCCATTTTACCTTCCATGCGGATACCCTTACCCGCCAGTTCCATACCTTTGGCCTGTTCTTCAGCTTCAAATAAAGCGGTCAATGCGTTGACGTCAGTAACTTGTTTCAATTTAGCTTGTGTTTCAATAGCACCAACATCAGTCGTTGAACCACCGCTAGCAGCCATCGCAGCAATAGCATCAGATTGTAACTTACGTCCGACACGTAAACCCTCTTGAGTTTGACGTGTGCCCTGTGCCCGTTTAGCAATAGCATTACGCTCAACCTGTTTAGCCTTGAATCGTGCAGCTTTTTCAGCTGCGTTACCTTCGGCTATTGATGATCCTGCACTAAACATCGTGTCCATTGTCTACCCCTATTCTGTAAAATCGGCCTTTTTCGTTTTTATAGAAAAATTCAAAACCGATCCGCTCAAGCACCTTGGTTGAATTATGTTCTTTCTCGCTGGCTATCGCGTAGATAGGTGAATCATATTTATCCACAATAGCTTTAAACATTTTGATGACCTTCACTATCGTCTTAGGGTATTTACGCAATTTATCATCCATACGACTAAATGCCTGTATAGGATAACTGTGCAGCACACCAGCGATACCGACCACTTCACCATCCAGCTCAACAGCTAAACCACGGACCGTGAAACCCATGTGAACGAATTCTTTTAAGTCATCACGGTTAAGTGGTCTAATCTTTAACATTGAACGTCAACGCCATAATAACACATGGTCCTGTAATTCGTAGTGCAACACGACTATCTGAATCATGCGTACCATTAAATTCAAATGGTACATTATCATATTGGTTCAAATCATCATCTTCTTCGAAGTCAGGTAACGGATCTAACAAGTCGAAGGATGGTCCGTATTTTAATACATTAGGATGAAGATTGTGGGCGATTAGTCCCATATTCACAATTCTCGAACGACTGGTTAACCGTGAAGATGCACCGGTTGAACCAGATTTAACGTATTGACCTAATTTATTTGATAGGTAATCGGCTGTGTAACGCAACCCAACCGTGACATTCGTGAAAGAAGCTACAGTTAAGGATCCGCCACTAACAACGCCATCACCCTGATCAACACCATCACCCCAAATGCCAATCGTTTGACCATTAAATCGATCGAGTCCTGTTAACGTAGTGCCAGGTGATACGTATGACGTGAATGAATCGAAATGTTTATCTACATATTCTGACAGCAAAGCTAATTTTTCAAGGCTACGAACGCCGCTACGATTAACAGTAAAGTATATTTCATCTTCAACTAGTCCAGGTAATGTAACAACATCCTCAATTAGTCCACCCGGAGTATCGAAACGGCTCCATGCCGCCACGTTCTCGGCTGAGTCGAACAAGTAGATGCGAGCTGTACCATCGTCCAGCACGACGATTATACGAGTTTCTGGTTGCCTGACTGTCGCGATACGCTTGATGCCCTCAATGCAAATAGTCTGATTTAACATCATTAGGTCACGACCCTTGTGATTATCCGAACCCAGGGCATATTCGAGTTCCATCATCTTAACGCCTGAACGTTGAACATAATAAATCAAATCATCAATTCTAACTGGTGCTATTGGTGCCGAACCCTGCGATGAACCTGATTTTAAATTAGCGTTATTTTGCGTTAGTATTTCACCAAAAGATGACGACCTTACACTCACCTCATCGGACGGTATACCCATTATTAACCGGCTTGATTCACCAAGCCAATGAACAGATTCAACTGGGCCAAATCCGATTGTTTTAAATATTGATTTTGAATCGCCCTCGATGTTTCGGTCGAACGATGTGAAATTATCTGACACCGAACCCCACAGATTTGTTATACCGGCAAACCATAACCGACCCTCGTATAATGTGGTCGCTGTTGGAAATCCTTTCAAATCCGACCATTGGCTTTCAAACCAATCTCTTGTCGCCAATACGGAACCGAATGCCACAAGCACTTGAACATCAACAACCGTTGCTGAAGTAAACCCCGTAACACGACAAATGCCCTCGATCGAACCACCTGCGAAATCTAGTGACAACGCTATGGTGCCAGCAACATAATCACCGGCCTTAACGTGAAGCCTGTAAAATAAAATCGAATTATCTAAATCATCATCAAATGTTTTAGATTGATCTGTTGTGTAGCTTTCAACATCAACCCATGTTGCATCATCTGGTGAGCGCTGTAATGTGACGGTTGATCCAGTACCACTCAAGGATGTTATGCTGATATTAAATTGTCTAGACGCAGCAACACCCGTGACGCGTATTGAACCCGTACCAGAATCGGCAGCTGTTACACTCGCTGTTACCTGTTGTCCCGCTGAGCCCAGTTTAAACAACGCGCCAACATGAGTGGTTTTGAAATAACTTGATGATGCGGTCAATGTGGTATCACCGGCTAATGCGGCCACATTTAAAGCTATGTCAGTTATATTGATCGTACCGAACGGGCCATCGTTTGAACTGTAGTCGACCAATGACCACGACATTTGACCACGACGTTCAACACGTAAAATTTTTCCGTTGTTATGTGCTATAAATACGACATCGGCGGATTGTGTGACGCGAATGGTTGATAACTCACTGGTTCCGATCGGTGTAACGAATGATAATTCACCCGTCGATTCGATATCAACACTATCAACCAGCGCGCTGAATTTTTCGGAGTTGCTTAATGTTACGGTAAAATCGCTAGCTGGCGTGATTAATAACGAGTGTGTGCCAACCGATAATACACCGTTGAATATCTCATCACTACTAGCACCTGACGTTCCTATTTTAACCAACACATCAGATTGAAATATGACGATATTAATACCATGCTCAGCACTAACGTCACCACCCGATACGGTCACAGTTTGGTAAAGAACAGCACTTGTTGTGCCCGAACCCGTCAAATCAGCATAACCCCCTGCATCATGCGCGGTCGAACTGCCGGCACCGGACGCATCAGTCCACCCCGAAATATCAGACGTGAAATTAGGATTAGTGATTGTGCTACCCACAGATGTTCTAGCGAGTACCACATCATCAACCCACACTCTTAATTTGTTATTGGTGAATTCAAGTATTGCTGTATCGGTTGTCGCGGCGACAAAAGGTACTAAATATGTTTCACCTGTGATTAAACCGATGTGTTCCATGCCTGGCTTGTATTGCATTGGTCCCAATCGTAACGGGATCATGTTATTCATCAGGGCACATGAGTTGTTAACCTTGGCCACATCATCACGCGCCAGGGCCAACACGTCTATTTCACCGCGATTAAACTTATTGTAAACAGCCATCGTTAAGGTCTCCGACGCTGAGAGCGACCAGTGTTACGCGAACGAACCCAACTTCCCTCAGCAATAAGCCTTGGCGGTGATTGCATGGCATCGATTGATTTAGCCGCACTCTCACGTTCCTTGAATTCTGATTCAACACGGTTCATTGATTTAGGAGATAGAACTAGGTATGTATCTTTGGCCAGTCGAGCGCCAATCAATCGCCTAAATGACGGTGACCATCCGTCAGGATCATTATGGAAGTTACTAGATACATATTGAATGAATATAAAATCTTCATCGGTGAAAAACACCTCACCTTCGTCGAGGTATGTCTTCAATGGACGTTGGAAATATTCATCGTAATAGACACCTTCTAACCTATGTAAATCGGCTGGTTTATCATGCGCCCTTGCCCAACCCCAATCGGTTTCGAGTGACGGATTGTGTTCTGATTTGACGGACTTCAACGCCCAATGCCACCCAATATCCTCGAGTGCCGCTTCAACCAGATCAGCATCAATCGCTGTATCAAGAACTGAACGACGCTGTGAGTCGTCATTGGCATCGGTTATTTTGTCGAGCCCCATAATCAACAGAGCATCGTTATAGATGTTTAACCATTTATTCGTTAATGATGTGGTTGAAGCTTTTGAACGTTGTTGAGGTTCTTTGGTCCTTTCGACATTGAGAGCTGCTTCAACACGGTCTGAAAACTTAGTATCGATAACCTCGTATTCGTCTGGTGTTAAACGCATTGAAATATCACGCGCTAAATAAGCGGAGACCACACGTGCGAATACCGGTGACCATTTAGTGAATACGGATGCATTATCAGATGAACAATACCGAACGAATATAGTTTCATACTCACAGGCAATAGTTCTATCTTCATTGATGTATCGGGTTATCGGTTGGTCTAAACGGGAATCACTGTAAACGTCGACCGTAGAAATCCAGTCAGCTGGCAATGTGAACACATTATCCATGTCATGATTAGTACTTGGGACCGATACGGTAAGTTTGATTGTTTTGCGGGAGAAAACAGGTTTTACAATTTCTAGACAGTATTCAACCGCCCCGAAATCAAAGGCCGAATCAAGCAAGCGACGCGGCTCCCGATTCTCGGTTAAACTTGCTAACTTGCGTTCACCGATTAACAGTAACGCATCGTTATAGACCGCGAGCTTGTCAATTGCCATTGGTTACACCTTATCTATGTAGTGCGGCGATATACTCTTCCAACTCTCGTTGTGCTTCGGATTTTTTAGAGATATTGGTTTTAATTGTTTCACCAGTTTCATTGTTAACGATACACCACTTAAGCTGACCCTTCATTTTGATGTCATATTTTAATGGTGCATCTTCAATGTCAGATTCACCTTCCAAATCAACACCATAGAGTAACTTAAGACGGGCGTCAGTGCCTTGCGTGAATGTCACAAGTAACTTAGCCATGAAGCTGTGATCATCCGAAATGACACGCACTTCATCAAACATTCTAAGCTGTGGCGCAACGTTCACCCATAATGCGGGGTTTTCTAAATCTTTTTTATCAGTATCAGCCGGAACGATACAATCGAATCGACGATAACGATGCTCTGCCAATTGAAAATTCATCGGTTTAATTGGGTTCATCGGTATTCTCCAAAAAGGGGCCGCATCCTGCAACCCAAGGTAAACGGTGCGAACGAAACCGAACGCACCTGGCCGAAATGTTCGGTTAAGTTGTGAATGGTGTGGCTGGTGTGGCAGTACAAGAAGTATTACCAGTAATAGCCCACAAGGTTGCTGAAATACATTCAACATCAAAGATGCCGCCGATAAGACCACCAGTGGTTGTCTTATTCATGGATAGCCCGATATGAGTAGTACCATCAGCAAAGTGAGTCTCATCAGTCGCAGCCGCTTCGATCGCGCCAACAAGACTACCGACGATAAACGTAGTAGCAGCATCAGTATCGACCTGATAAGCCGCAGCAGTAAGATCCACGGTCACAATGAAACGGAACTTTAACCCGACTACTGGGGCCGGCAGATCAAACACGATACCAGCGGCACGGTCAAACAGGACGTTAGCCCCTGATTGCGCGGCGGTAAGGGTCAGAGTTGCACCAGTACCAGAGATCAAAGCTGCGCCTGGTCCCTCAGACTTTTGGATGGTAGCCGCACCGTCAGCAGTAACAACGCTGGCAACACAGAGAGAGACGATAGTATTGGTCTCATCAGTGACGAGAACTGTATCGTTTACTTTCATTCCCAAATCGAAACCATCGGAAAAGTAGTCAGCAGCCAAGACTGTAGGCAGGTCATCACCGTCCGTGTAATGCCACAGAGAGCCAGCAGAAGCACCGACACCCTGAGAGATTAAACGTGGTGGATTAGCAATTGCGTAAGCCATAATTCAATCCTCCTTATGACAAGCTAGAATCATCATGCGGCATTTTGACCACACCTGAATTCTGCAATAGTTTAGAGCCCATGTAAGTTGTACAACGAGCCCAAGACTTGTCGTTCTTGTCGTCGTAACCTACGTAAGTTTGCACACGTTCCATATCACATGCATGACCAACAGCGTTTTGTGAATACATGAAACAAGTTGCATTTGCTGAACCGGTACCAGTTAAATCGGCATCGATGATCCAGTTAACACCATACCAAGAGAATGCGCGGTCTTTACCCACACCTTCAAACGGTTTCATATTAACGTAATCGGCTGACGCAAATTCCTTAATACCCATCAAGAAGCCGTGGAAAGCTGGTGTAATCAATGCGAATACTGGTGCATCGTGAACGGCGAATGCATTACCTAGTTTAACCTTGGCCTTAGTAACCAGTGTTAATGTTGCAGCAGCAGCCGCACCCCAGGTGTTAGTTGCATTATCCAACGCATCATGGATGTCATTATCAATCTTACGGTTGATAACGGCCATACAAGTGTGCTGCATGATCTTACGACCATCACCCTGCGAAGCAAAGATGTTAAAGTTGGTGCGCTCTGGCACATCATGCCACTCTTTCAAAGTGACGGTAAATTGATTTAGGTTATCTGGACGTGTCGGAATGTCACCATTCACACCACGTGTAACCGCAGTTGCACCACCGGAATCCGCTACTAGGAAAACAGCTTCGTTACCACGAACTTCTGTCTCAGTAATTACAGTGTGACGAACAAGCGATTGACGCTTCTCGAAACCCGCAACGAATTCCTGACGGTACATACGTTGAAACGCTGTATCAGCCATGAGTAAATCCTCGTTAATTAAAAGTAATACCGGTCAGTTCGAGTTGGCGTTGTTGATGTTTTAGCGAGTTAACCGTGGAATTCGGGGTCGCACCACATCGTAACGGGTCTTATGATTGGTTAATTGAATATTAATTAATATTGACTCGATAGTCAAACACCAAAAAAGCCACCAACTGTTGTGTTGGTGGCTTTTCGACTCAATCGAGATTTTTAAGTAAGTTCGTATGATTAAGTTAACTTAGCATTCGTTCAAAATTTTGGTTTTGCTCTTTGGCTAAATTAGCAGTTAACATGTTTGATTCTAGATTTGAATTAAACGTTAACCCGGTACCGGGACCATAATCGTGAATCAGGATATCAACATCAACCTGGTGAACGGATACCATGAATACTTCATTAGGTTGAGTCGTCAACATTTCCTTTTGAACCGCCGGTGCGGACTCTACAAAACCAACATCAATAACAATTGATTCAGCAATAGCAAAACACGATAACGCCATGCTTGCAAAACCGATCAACAATACTTTACTAATTTTCATTTTTAACTCCATCTAAGATGTAAAACAAAACGCTTTGGAGGTTGATTTGTATCACAGGTAATAAAAAACCGCAACTAAGCGGCTTTCACATCACGTGACCCAGTGTGGGAGGTATTGTAACCTCCTTAGTTGGAATGGTTACTCTACTAAAACCCAGTCGTCTGAAATCATTTCGACACAATTAGCCCACCACCCCGGCATCATTGCCCGACGACCCGAACTATCAATAGTGTACATATCGATGTGTGGCAATATCTGAACTTCTTCGACAATGCCGGCCTTACTGTACGGCGTTCCAGCTACGGGCTTAATGTTCTCACTGCCTGGTACGAGTATCAGCCACATGCCTTTTCCGTTCCAGCCTTTACGGGCGACCTTCTTACCCAGTTTTAATAATACGATGGCTGCACCAAACGAAACGCCTTTGGTAACATCCTGGTAAGCACCATCGAATACATGCTCTGGCGACCAAGATATATAGCCCTCATGGTCCTTGTGATTAGCTTTGCCACCATCGAGATATTCAACCAAGAAACCTTTAGTGCTAGGATCTTGATCCTCTGGAATGGTCCAGCCTTGGTAATTATTATAATCGCCCAGTGTCATGGCGATCGATTTAATAAGCTTAGTTCCGATGTGCAGTTTTAACTGTTCTAACATACCTTGATCCCTTTCAATTTTAATGACATTAACGCCTTGCGACGCGACTGATAGACTTTGACCATGCCGGCTTTGATGTGGTTGTTAAGCCACCATCGCATACAGAATCGCATATGTTCGCCCTCAGCTGGTAGGGTGAACTTCTTATCGCTAATAACGGTGAGGGCTAATACAAAACCCGTACCGCTAGAGCCATCAACGCATGGAGCGTAAACCGTGTGACCTACCTTAACGAGGTTCATCATATGGCTCCCATGTGTCGATCGTTATCCACTCCAACGGGATTTCAGTCAACATTTCACGACCGCGTAAATCTGAAGTGTGATAAAACTTATGCTTAATGAATTTAAGTCGATCACCAGCTGGCCAGCCTTTCAAGCGAACTGATTCGCCATTGAACATAGCGATCAACGCACAAGCAAACGAACCGCGTGGCTCACTCGATTGTTTAGGTGCCGGGATATAATCAGGTTTATCGTCATCGTTCACAATGGCAAGTGCCTGGATTAAACCGTTAGCCATGTTCGGATTGGTTGTGCGATGTGTTTCAATCGCCAATTCAATGTCTTTGACTTCTTGTTTAGTGGCCATGTTAGTAGCCCCCACTCATAACCGTGGTAAGTTTTTGTTTCTTCATCTTTTTACCACGAGAAGGTGAACGATAGTTCGACTTGCGCATGTTCGTGCTAACAGTCGAACGGCCTTTGGTGTTACTTGTTTCGGTAAACTTCATGTTTTCCGATTGGTTGGCGTAATCAGATTTATGTGCCATTACATATTCTCCAGAGTTGCGAATAAAATCTTACTGACTCATGTTTTCAGCAGCAGTGTAAAGATCCTGTAACCGCTTCTGACTTTTCGTATCTTTGTACCATGCATCCGTACCCATCTTCGCTTCAAGTGTTTTGATTTCATCATCAATAGCTTGAGTAGGGTTAGCGGAATTAGGAACAACGGTTCCAGCTGGGTTGACCTTACGTGCAATGTCAGCCATGAATATTAGGAATTCAGGTGAGTTAAACAACGCTGTGCCGTCAGCCATACGAGCGTTCATGAAATCCTCACGCATTGATTCAGGCAGCTGATTTGTTAACCCTTTGACCATGTTTAAGTTGGTTTGATGGTCTGAACCCCAAGCATCCTTTAATTGGGTCCGAGTGGTTTGGGTGTCAATGCCATCTTGCTGCAACATCAAATCTTCTTCAGCTACCCGGGCATTAAGCATAGCGTTGGTTAGCTTACCCATTACATCACTACTGACATTCTCAGTGTGGGCAACCGCGAATACTTCATCCATGATTCGGGTATCAACATCGCCTAGCACTAAACCTTCATCAATCGATGTGGCGTAATCTTCCACAGTTAAAGGGATGCCGTTCGCTTCACGATACTCGGCAACTTGTTCATCTGTGGCGTTATCGACTAATCCAACAGGCTTAACACCTTCACGAATTTTATCCTGTGATGAAAAGTAGTTTTTGGTCAAAGTTTTGAAATCAGGAACACGATCCAGCTGCGCAAGGCGTTTAGCTGATTCATCCACATCTTCAATACCTAATGAATTAACCAGCTCGTTACGCCAAGTGTCAGGCAACGCATCATAAAACGGTGTTATCTCACCGCCACCGGCAGGTGGATCAGCAGGAGGTGGCGAACCGCCAGCAGGTGGTTCAGCTGGTGAAGGATCAGGAGCACCAGAAGCGCCACCATCCAGCGGTTCATTATCACGGAGTACAAAGGTAATTCTATTTAAGTTAAACATCGGTTTCGGCCTCTTTATCATTGCTCAATGGCAATTTGATTAGTTTTTGTAATTTCTTTCCGACGAACGCACGACCGTTCAAGAATGCTGTTTGGTCGATACTGTCTGGGATATAAAGTAAATCATCAGCACGGCATACCGCATCAATCATAAACTTCAA